CAACCTCCGGAACAATCCGCAACATGGGCGCTACTACAGTTAGCCAGTCCGCAAATGTCGTGTTCGGCACTTTGACCGGCACTGCTTTTGTTCTTCCTGCTGGCGCTCAAATTACCGACATCAAGATTGTCACCACCACTGTGTTTAGTGCGGCAACAACTGCCAAGCTAAGTATTGGCGCTGTTGACTTCACGACCACAGGAACAATCACTTCTGTTGGTGGCATTAGCTTGACTGCAAATGCAACAACACCAGCCTTGTTCCTCAATGTAGGCACAACTGATGCCATCGTTACCTACACATTGGCTGGTACTGCACTCACCACTGGTGCGGCAACCATCATCATCACTTACTCTGTGCGTGATTCAAATGGTTCTGCCAATCCAACTGTTACTCAAAACTAATCTGACGGGGAGCTAGTCTCCCCTTTTTTTTCTTCAAAGGATTAGCCATGATGCAGACAGACGTAAAACAAGCGCACATAAACGCAAGTGGGTTTATGATTTTGGGTAGAAATCGTGTTCGTGCGATTTCTTTTACTGGTACTGCCACTGCTGGTAATGTTGCGTTATTTGACACAACAGTGGCTCCAGTCACAACAGCAACCTATGGAAGATCAGGAACAACAGTCACCGTCTCTTCAACGGCGCACGGCCTTGTTACGGGCGATGTTCGTGGGTTTGATTTTGCGGCAGGAACAGGTGGAACAGCCACCAATGGCAACTACACGATCACTAGAGTTGATGCAAATTCGTTTACCTTGACGGACATTAATTCAGGAACTATCACTGCCACGCCCTCTCTTGTGTATGGAACTAAGTGGCTTATGTCTTTTGACACAGCCGCAGGTGACACTTACAACAATGCGCCATTCATTCCTGCGGAAGGTGTTCTTGTTGCCAATGGCGTATATGCATCTATTTCAAACTTGCTTGCTGTAAATATTTTCTACGGGTAACCCATGCAACAAGAAGGCTCATTCAATCTGGCTGGTCGAAAAATAATGATTGGCATTCCTTCGTATGACTACAAGGTGGCAACGAAGTGGGCAATCTCATTTGCTCATTTCTGCGTTGAAGCCAGCAAGCATGGCGTTCAAATCCAAGTTGGCAACGTCTCTGGATGCTCTGTTGTTTCTCGTGCCAGAAACCTGATTGCGTATGACTTTTTGGAGTCTGACTGCACTGACTTGATGTTCATTGACTCTGACATCACGTTTAATGCTGACGATGTTTTTCGTTTGATGGCTTGGAACAGTGACCCAAAAAAGGGCATTGTTGCTGGCATTCCTGTGGCTCGTAAAAAGGGCAAGGTCTACATCTCTACACTGGATATTGATGAAGACCGTCAGGTTCAGATGAATCCAATGGGCCTTGTCCGTGCCTTGCGGGTTGCCACAGCATTTATGATCATCCGCCGTGATGTGTTCACCACTCTGCAAGATGCACACCCTGAGTGGGCGTACATCGATGACCGCATCCAAGACGGCAAGTCCTACTCATTCTTTGATTTCAAGTCCACCCCAGAAGGCTATGTCGGGGAGGATTACACCTTCTGTGACCGTGCCAGAGAGGTTGGATTTGAGGTTTGGATAGACCCCACCATCAAGCTTGGACACATGGGCATCCATGAGTTTGAAGGCTCGTTTGGCGAGGACTATTTATACCCAATGCTTCGTCCTCTTGAAGAGGATAAGAAGGTTGCAAATGGCTAAATCTCCAGCATGGCAAAGAGCAGAAGGCAAGAATCCCAAGGGCGGTTTAAACGCCAAAGGGAGGGCTTCTGCGAAGGCTCAAGGGATGAATCTGAAGCGCCCCCAGCCAGAAGGCGGCAGTCGCAGGGATTCCTTCTGCGCCCGTATGGAGGGGATGAAGAAGAAGCTGACAAGCGCCAAGACCGCAAGCGATCCAGATTCGAGGATTAACAAGAGCCTTCGTGCGTGGAATTGCGCTGAAGGCGGTTACGTCACCAAGGCCGATGGTTGTGCCGTCCGTGGCAAAACAAAAGGAAAGTTTGTGTAATGGAAGTCAACACCATTTGGTCTGCTGGACTGTCGCTTGCTCTGGGCGGTCTTTGGTTCTTCATCCGAGAGAGGTTTGAAGATGTGAAGCGCATTGAGCGCCTTTTAAATATAACTCGTGAGGAAATCGCCCGTGATACAGCAACTAAAGCAGAAGTGGCAAGAGTCACTGACCACATTGACCAGCGTTTTAACAAGCTTGAAGCAAAAATTGACCAGCTTATTCAAGCGGGTAAATGATGCCAAGCCAAAGTAAAAAACAACACAATTTGATGGCTTTGGTAGCCAACAATCCGTCAGCCGCAAAACGGCTAAAAGTTCCTCAATCAGTTGGAGAAGATTTTATGAAAGCAGATATGGGCAAGAAATTCAAAGAAGGCGGCGCTTCCATGAAGTCCGACCTCAAACAAGACAAAAAAGTTGTCAAGAAGGCTTTGTCAATGCATGACAAGCAAGCTCATGGCGGCAAGAAAACTGACCTCACCAAGCTTAAAAAAGGCGGAATGATGGACAAGAAGAAGATGATGGGCATGAGTCCTATGATGAAAAAAGGCTATGCAGAAGGCGGCATGACTATGGTTGAAAAGGGCGGAAAAATGGTTCCTGACTTTGCCGCTGATGGCAAGGGCAAGATGGCTAAAGGTGGTATGGCTACCATGAAATACGCCAAAGGCGGCATGATCGCCACCTCAATGGGCAAGGTCACATCAGGCGGCAAGCGTCCTCATGGCGAGCATACTGTCCAGACCAAAGGCATGACCAAAGGCACAATAGTCAAAATGAAATCTGGCGGCAAAGCCTGTTAAGGGAAAATCATGGCTAAGAAAATGAAGACATTCAAGGGCGGCGGCAAGATTAAGCGCTATGCCGAGGGCGAAGAAGTGGATGGCGAAGACATTGTCCGCAAGGAAATGCGGGATCGTGATGATAGTTCTATGTTTGTGAATGACACCAACACCGGCGTTCTTCGTGCTTTGCGTGGTGAGCGCCCTTCTGCGCCCGAATACACCCAACTGCCACCATCAAAAGATGGTTTTGCAAAGGCTGTTCAGAAGGCTAAAAGGTCAAATGCTGACATTCGTGATCGTGAAGCCAGCGTAAGCCGTGGTATCCCTTCTATGGCTTCTAAAATCCCCGGTCAATCCATGACGGCAGAACAGCGTGAAGCAATCAATAAGGGTGAAAGAGTCACTGGCACTGAGCTTGGTCGCAATGTCTCCAACGCCCTATCTGCACTAACCCCTTTTGGCGGTGGCGTTTTGAGGGCTGGCAATGAGCTTGCTTTAGGAAAGCGTGTTGCCCAAGCCGCCAAAGGCGATGGCAAATTAAGTGCCGCTGGTCAACGCTTAAAGAATATGGAAGAGGTTCGTAACGTAGCCAATCCCGGCAGGGCAGAGGCGGTGATGAACCCTACGGCTTGGACTGGCGGGCCAAAAGCAATGGACAAGATTGCACAAACTGAAGAAAAAGCCGCCCGTGCCGCCGCTACTGCCGCAAGGAAAAAGGCCGCTCAAGCCAAGAAGGATGCCAAAGACCCTGTATTGAGTGCCAGACCGGGCGCAGACAAGGTTGCTTCCAAGTACAAGTATGAGAGCGACTACGATGTTCCGCCTATGTTCAAAAAAGGCGGTGCGGTTAAGAAGTTTGCTAAGGGTGGCTCTGTAAGCTCTGCTTCCAAACGTGCGGATGGTTGCGCTGTTCGTGGCAAAACCAAAGGCATGATCTCCAAGATGAAATCTGGCGGGATGTGCTGACATGGCAACCGCAAAACCTAATAGCAGTGTAGCTAAGTCTCTAAAAAAGGCTGGGTTTTATGGTGCAAGTAAGCCCAAGCGACTGGACATTATCAACAAAGTCACAACTAAGCCTCAGCGGATAGAGATGGTTGATAAACTGTTTTTAGCCAAAAAAGTTAAAGGCGGTGCTAAATGATTGCAAGTCGTGGGATGGGAGCCATTGCTCCATCAAAGATGCCAAAAGCTAAAACCAAAGCTCGGCGGGATGAGACTGCGTTTAAACAGTTTAAAGAGGGTGGCGAGGTTAGCAAAGGCGTTAAGCCTTACGTTCAAGGTCAAATCAACTCTGACAAATATGGTGCAGGTGGCGGCGGCAGGGCTGGAGTTATCAAGAGTCTTGGAAAAGATTCTGATGTTTCTGCGTATATTGAAGGCGGCGGATACAAACCAAAAGACGGTGAATTTAAAGGCAAAATCACTGGCGGTGGCGTAACTTACAGCAAGAGATTTGAAAAGGGCGGAAGCGTAAACGAGGCTGGCAACTACACCAAGCCCAGTATGCGGAAGTCACTGTTTAACTCTATCAAGGCTTCGGCGGTACAAGGCACGGCGGCAGGACAGTGGTCAGCAAGAAAAGCACAATTGCTTGCCAAGAGGTACAAAGAAAAGGGCGGAGGTTATCGTGATTGAACACACCAAAGATTGTCTTCTCGAAGAAGCTGGTCAGTGTACTTGTGACGCAATGACCGATAAGCAAATTGATGATGAGCTTCTTGAAAAAGAAGAGGCAAAAGATTGAAAGCACCGCAGACTTCCCTTAAAAACTGGAGCGATCAGAAATGGCGCACCAAGTCAGGAAAGCCTTCGTCAAAAACAGGCGAAAGATATTTACCTGAAGCCGCCATCAAGTCTTTGTCCTCTTCTGAGTATGCCGCTACAACCAAAGCAAAACGCAAAGGCAAGGCGGCAGGAAAACAATTCGTGGCACAACCCAAGAGTATTGCAAAGAAAACAGCAGGGTTTAGATAATGTCAACAACCAGTGGAACAACTTCGTTTAATCTTGACCTCGTCAATTTGATTGAAGAGGCGTATGAGCGTTGCGGTCAAGAGATGAAGACTGGCTACGACATGAGGACTGCTCGCCGCTCATTAAACATTATGACCATTGAGTGGGCCAACCGTGGCATCAACCTCTGGACAATTGAGCAGGGTGTTATTCCCATCGTAACTGGACAGGCTTGCTACCCCATTCCCATTGACACAATTGACCTTTTGGACACCGTAACCCGCACCGGAAACGGCACACCTCAACAGTCTGACATCAACATCAGCCGCATCAGCGAATCGACTTACATGACAATCCCCAACAAGTTGGCGCAGGGCAGACCCATTCAGGTGTGGATCAACCGCCAATCAGGTCAATCTAACGTCACCACAGCCACTTTAAACGGCGCAATTACAGCAACTGATACCACCATCACGGTAAACAATATTTATGAGCTTACAACCAATGGTTTTGTGTTGATTGACAATGAAACCATCTACTATCAGTCTATAGACGGCAACCAGCTAATTAATTGCTCTCGTGGGCAAAATGGCACTACTGCCGCATCACACGCTACTGCCGCTGTTTTGACGGCTCAGAATTTGCCAAGTATCAACGTCTACCCAGCAGGTGACGGTGGTGGCCCATACCTCTTTGTGTACTACCGTTTGCGGAGAATTCAAGATTCTGGTGGTTCTGGTCAGGTTTATCAAGACATTCCTTTCCGGTTTATCCCTTGTATGGTGGCTGGCTTGGCTTTCTACCTGTCTCAAAAGATTCCTCAAGCCATGAATGTTCGTGATTTCTTGAAGAGCGAGTACGAAGAGCAGTGGTATCTTGCCTCAACCGAAGACCGAGACAAGGCTCCAGACAGGTACGTTCCAAGGAATTTGTTCTATGCCTAACGCATTTGCCTCTGGCAAGTATTCGATTGCGGAGTGTGATCGCTGTGGTCAGCGGTATATGCTGAAGCAGTTGAAGAAGCTGACGATCAAGACCAAGATTGCAAACATCTTGGTTTGCCCAGAATGCTGGGAGCCGGATCAGCCTCAACTGCAATTGGGTATGTACCCAGTGAACGATCCGCAAGGTGTTCGTAATCCAAGGCCAGACCTGAGCTACTACTCGTCAGGTTTAAACGGGCTACAAGTCATCCCGGGCAACGGCACGGAGCTACTTGCAAGCGGTGGCCCTGATGGCGGTAGCAGGGTTTTCCAGTGGGGCTGGAACCCTGTTGGTGGGGCTAGGGCAGATGATGCTGGGTTAACTCCCAACGATTTGATTGCCACAGTTAGTTTAAACAGCGTTACAGTACAGGTATAAGGAGAAACATCATGGCTGAATTCGATGGCGTTGCCAAAAAAGGCAAAACAGTTGGTAAACAAATTGGGATTGACGGCCCCAAAGTTCCTTCAATGGTGGGTGGTAAAGCCACGCACGGCGTTTCTGGCAAGGCCATGAAGGCTGTGGGTCGCAATATGGCTCGTGTGATGAATCAAAAGCGTTCCGGTCGTGGAGGCTGATATGGGTTACAGCAAAAAAATGATGGGTAAAGAAGTTGGCGATGCTTCTGTGTATGCGCCTCCTCATACCATGAAGGGAAAGAGCTTGAACGTAAATCAAAAAAGTAAAGCTGTAGACCCTAATACATTGTCTGGCGACAAAGTCAGTCCTCGTACTTCGGCAATGCGTGTGAGCTTGGGCAACCCCAATGCTGATGACATCAAAACCACCGGCATTGAAGTTCGTGGCAGTGGTGCGGCGACTAAAGGTCGCATGGCTCGTGGGCCAATGGCGTAAGGAATAGTCCATGAACTACAGCGAGCTAGTCATTGCCATCAAAGGGTACACGGAGAATTCTTTTCCGACAACCCAAGGGATGACATCGACTGCACAAATAAACACATTCATTCAAAACGCAGAGCTTCGCATCTATAACACGGTGCAGATGCCTCAGTTTAAGAAGAATGTAGAAGGCTCATTGACTCTGGGGAACAAGTATTTAACTCTTCCCCCTGATTTCTTGGCTGTTTATTCGCTTGCTGTTTACACAAACACTGCCCTTGGCTCTTTAAGTCCACAAAGCTTTTTGCTTCCAAAGGATGTGAGTTTTATTCGTGAGACTTATCCAGACCCAACGTATGGCGCTGAACCTCAGTACTATGCGATATTTGGCTCTAATACAACCTTTCCGCTCATTCTTTCGCTGATTGTTGGCCCAACACCTAGTGCAAATTACGATGTTGAGTTGCATTATTTTGCTTACCCAGAATCAATTACTGTAGCGGCGGCTGGAACATCTTGGCTTGGAACTAATTTTGAGTCTGTTCTTTTGTACGGATCGCTTTTAGAGGCTTACACCTTTATGAAGGGTGAGCCAGATGTCATTGCTCAATACCAAAAGCGGTATGACGAAGCATTGAGTCAACTCAAGCGCTTGGGTGATGGCATGGATCGTAAAGATGCATACCGCAATGGTCAGATTAGTATTCCTGTCAATTAAAGAAGAACATTATGGCAATCACACAATGCATCCCAACAAGCTTCAAGGTAGACATCTTGAGCGCACAACAAAACTTCAGCGCTCTAAGTGGTGGCCCAAACACATTCAAGATTGCGCTGTACACATCTGCCGCAACACTGGACGCAACAACCACCGCATACACCACAACCAATGAAGTTGTTGGCACTAACTACACCGCAGGTGGGGCAACACTGACAATCTCAACAGCGCCAACATCAAGCGGGACAACTGCCTACATTTCTTTTTCAAACGCAACATGGGCGGCATCAACAATCACCGCTCGTGGGGCATTGATATACAACAACACACTGGCTGGCAAGAATGCGGTTGCAATCCTTGACTTTGGTAGTGACAAGACAACCTTAGCAAGCACCTTCACTGTTCAATTTCCAACAGCTTCAAGCACTTCAGCAATCATAAGGATCGCATAAATGGCACTTGTAACAACAACCAAAGGCGACATGGATGACTCCTTGCTGGTAAAGCAAGAAGGAACTATTGACAATGAAAACGAATTGACAACTTGGGTTGAGTATTGGCTGGATGGTGAGCTTGTTCACCGTTCTGCCCATGTAACCCTAAAGAAAATGCCCCCCATTGGTGGCGAAACACAACTTCTAGGCTAAAGGAAATATCATGGCAAATACTCAATCAATGTGCACTTCGTTTCTTGGCGAGCTTATGACAGCTACGCATAACTTTGGCGTTGCGCCAATTCGTGCGGCAACAACGGCGGACACGTTTAAAGCGGCTTTGTATTTAACTTCAGCCACAATCGATGCGTCTGCTACTGTATACACAACATCAGGTGAAGTCACTGGCACTAACTACACCGCAGGTGGTGTGGCAGTAACAGGTGCAAACGTGCCAATAGCAACCAATGCATCTGCAACGGCAGGTGTGGGTTATTGGACTCCGTCAGCTTCAATTGTTTACACAACAGTGACATTGACCACAGCTTTTGATGCGGTCTTGATTTACAACAACTCTCAAAGCAACAAGGCGGTAAGTGTTCATACGTTTGGTTCGCAAACCATCACGGCTGGCACTTTCACTTTGACAATGCCCTCAAACACCACAACAACCGCTCTGTTGCGTTTGGCTACTACCTAAAAGGTAGATCATGGCAGGATGGGGTGATGGCGCTTGGGGCAACGGCACTTGGGGCAACGGCGAAACCATCCTTAATGGAAACGCCGCTTCAGGTTCTGTTGGCACGATCACAAGGAATGTGTCTGTTGCCCTGTCGGGGGTTTTGTGCCATCCAGATGTTGGCGGGGTAGATGAAACAAATCTGCCGGAGATTCAAGAAGTCCATGCAAATGGATTTGCAGGTATTGCATCCCCAAATAGGCTAATCGCTCTTTCTGGGGTTGTAGCGAATGGATTAACTGGGACGATAGCCAACGGAGGTGTGGTTGTTGGGCTAACGGGTGATGAGGCTTATGGCTACCCCGGAGGTGTTGTTGTTCCGTTGTCTCCGCTTACAGCAAGTGGCTTTGTTGGAAATGTTCTGTCGGAGATAACGATTGAATTGACAGGAGCGTCACTGTCTGGGAATGTTGGAAGTGTTGGTGTTGGCGCAAGATCGCTGGCATTGACAGGGGTTTTGGCAAGTGGAAGTGTTGGCAGTTTAAATGCTGTTTACTGGAAAATCATTGATGACAGTCAAACAGCAAGCTGGCAAAATGTCAGCAACACTCAGACATCAAATTGGCAAGAAATAGGAACTTGAGGTAAATCATGGCTACATCGTACACATCACTTTTAGGGTTGGCGCTTCCAGCAACTGGAGAACTCTCTGGCACATGGGGTACTACCGTAAATGACAGCATCACCTCTTTGCTTGACTCTGCCGTTGCTGGTACACAAACGCTTACCGCAAACACCACCCTGACAACAACCACGGGTGCGTCAAACCAAGCAAGGCAAGCCATTCTTTTGTGTTCGCCAGCTTCTGCAAATATCACAATTACAGCGCCAGCCCAGTCCAAGGCTTACATTGTCATCAATACATCAGCCACATACACGGTCACAATTCGAGGAGTTGGCCCCACGACAGGTGTGACATTGGCGGTAAGTGAAACTTCTGTTGTTGCTTGGAACGGTTCTGACTTTATAAAGATTTCATCAAGCGGTCTTTCTGGAATATTGCCAATTGCAAGTGGCGGCACAGG